CTATACAAATTGGTAGGTTATCTACTTTTTTAGAGCTATCAGACTTCACAGAGGACGAGAGAGATAATGAAGAAAATAAATTGCGTGAATTGTGTAATTGTTGGGAAAAAAGATATTATTCAAAGGAGGAAAAAATAAATGAATGAGAAATATAAGGAAGAGTATGAAAGATTTAAACTAGACATTTCTATAGGTTTGTATGATAATGCAATTATAGCTATGTCAAGTAATTTAGGTAGACTTTTAGCGTTTTTAGAGTTATCGAGTTTTACTGAAATGGAGCGCAGTGAAGAAGAGAAAAAAATTAGAGCCTTATATTATGATTGGAAAAAAAGATATTATTCAAAGGAGGAAAAATAAATGATTCAATACAGATTGCATAACATTACAGATTTTGGGGTAGAATTGCACGACTTCTATACTGAAAATTCACTAAACAACTACATATCCTTATTCGTTGACCCTCCATACTGGGTAGAAAATTTGTATACTAATAAAAACATTTATGTGGGTTTTGATGGACAGAGCTACGTCAATCCGACAGATGGAATTAAAGACTATATAGAGACAGATGCGTCTAGCAATCTTTATACAGAAAAGGTTTCACGTGAAACATTACACGAAAGTGAAATAGACTGGATAAAAAGGCACGCACCTATAGAAGAAAAAGAGCCATACACTAAACTAGAAAAGATATCCTCTTTCTTAGGCATTTTGTCCGTTGTTATCATGGCAACATTTTTACTATATCTTTTCTTATCTTCTGTATCATTTATAGCTGAATATTTTTCACAATTCACATGGAAAGTCTTTAATCTTTTATAAGGAGGAAAAACACATGGCAAAATTAACAAATCAATTATTACGATACAAAGTAATGTTTACAAAAGGAGGTACAGGTGGTTACACCGCTCGCGTTATGATACCGAAAGAAGCCATACGTGATTTAGACATACATCCAGGAGACAGTATTGAATATACACGTGTACCACATGGCTTGCTATTAAGAAAAGTGCAAAAGGAGGGTGACTAAAAGATGGCAAATAAACGTATTAAAAAGAAACAAACAAAAGCGTCTATATTGCAACAGCAATATGCAAAAGAATACAATAAGTATTTAGCACGTGTTAGAAATCAGCAAAAACAGGGTGTACAGGTACAGAGAATTAAGCGAGTGAAAAAACCCACTCAAGTATCTATTGAAAGATTGCAAAGACAGACAGCTAAAGAGATACGCGAGAAAGCGTCTGTTGTAAATATGCTTACAGGTGAAATAATAACGTCTAAAGAATATGGGCGAAAGCACGCGCTTGAAATAAATAGAGTTTTCACTAAATTAACACCGCAAGAACAAGAGTATGCTCGATTTCATGAATACACTAGCGCAAAGGAATTAAAAGCATTACAAAAGGCAGGAATTCCAGTCAATATAGCAACACCTGTGCTAGACTATGAAGTCATTATTGATTCTTGGTATGATTCATTAGACAGTTTCCACCCAAAAGTAGCAACATGGTTAAGAGAAAAAACCGATGCGTTGTTGTCAAACGCAACAGAAAGAGATAGGGCGCTATTTGCGTATACCTATTCAAAAGCACCAGAAGCATTTCCAACAGAGTACTACATGGACAAAGCAACGGTTGACGCGGTGTTTTGGAATATATTAAAAAAGATGGGCGTCCTTAGTGCAACAAAAGACTTTCAAGATTTTATTCAAATGCTAGATATTGCTATAGAAGAAGAGTAAAAAATGAGGTGATATAATGTCACGAAAAAAGAAAGTAACCTTTTGGGCTTGCGATTTTGAGACGACCGTGTGGGGCGAAAAAGTAGAACAGGAAAAACGTAAAAAACAAGACAGTACAGAAGTATGGAGCGGAGCTGACGTGGCGTTATATGACGATACTGAAACTGTAACGATAACGCACTCTATAAGAGATTTCTTAAATAGATTTTTAACAATGAACGGCAATAATATTTTATATTTTCACAACCTTGCATTTGACGGTTCTTTTATAGTTGATTTTCTATTGAAAGAGGGTTGGGAGTGGGTGCACTGTAAAGATAAAGAAATGCGTTCAAAGCAATTTCAGACCTGTATTTCAGATATGGGAGCGTGGTATTGGGTTAAATTAAAATGGAATAAGACCTTTTTAGAGATTAGGAACTCGTTGAAGCTTATGCCCTCTTCGTTGAAAAATATAGGTAAATCGTTTGGCACAAAGCATCAAAAATTAGATATGGACTACGAGGGCGAAAGATACGCTTATTGTAATATATCAGAAGACGAGAAGAAATATATTGAAAATGATGTATTAGTGCTAAAAGAAGCATTAGAAATGATGTTCAACGAAAAACATGATAAATTAACGATAGGGTCATGTTGCTTAGCAGAGTTTAAAAGTTTTTATGAAAAGAAACAATATGATGAGTTGTTTCCCGATATTAGAGAGGATTACTTAGACGAAACAATAACAGGCGTATGGAACCAGTGGGATTATGTTCACAAGTCATATCATGGCGGCTGGTGCTATGTCAACCCACAATATGCTCATACTGTAGTAGGTGACGGTCATGTATATGATGTAAACTCTCTTTATCCATCTATGATGCATAGCATCAGCGGTAATAAATACCCGTTTGGGCATGGTGAATACCACAGGGGAGCGCCACCCGATGAACTTATAAGCTCCGCTAATAAATATTTTTTTATTCGGTTCAACTGTCGATTTCAATTAAAAAAGGGGGCGTTCCCATGGCTTCACATTAGACAGAGTGCATTATATAAAGCGAATGAAAATTTATACAGTTCTAATGTAAGATATAGAGGTGAATATTATCGATATTATCGTGATATTGATGGACAGATGCATGATACCAATGTTACTCTCACTATGACTTGTACTGATTGGCAGTTGTTCCAAGAAACTTATGATATTTATGATTTGGTTATTTATGATTATATATGGTTCTACGCTAGAGAGGGATTTTTCGATGAGTATATAGATAAATACGGAGAAGAAAAGAGAACCTCAAAAGGTTTTAAGCGACAGAAAGCGAAACTCTTTTTAAATAATCTTTATGGTAAATTTGCTATGTCGGATAATTCATCGTATAAAGAGCCTTATCTCGATGAAGATGGAATTATCAGATTTATCCTGCATGAGGAGCATGAAAAGAAAGTGGGTTATATACCTATAGGCAGTGCTATTACTTCATATGCTATGAATTTTACAATTCGCCACGCGATGGCAAATTATGAAAGGTTTTGTTATGCTGATACAGATTCCATACACTTGATAGGACTTGACAAAGCGAGCAAGGTTATAGAGCACCCGACTAATTTTTGCTGTTGGAAATGTGAAAGCACGTTCGATTTTGCATATTATGAGAGACAAAAGACTTATGCAGAGCATATTGTAGAAGAGAACCATGTGCCTTGTGAACCTTATCTTGACATTAAAGCGTGTGGCATGAGTAGCCAAGCGAAGCGAAAATTTATCGAAGACGGAAAAGATATCTCCGAGTTATCTACAGGACTTAGTATGGACTCTTGTAATTTAAAGGCAGAGCGCGTGAAAGGTGGTATTGTGTTAAGAAATAAAGACTTTAAAATCCACGCTCAAAAAGATAAAAAAATTATGATATAATACTTGACTATATCTAGTCATTGTGCTATTATAATTAATGTAATAAATAAAACATATTACATTACATTCACACTCACAAAAAGCAGAAAAAGGAGGAAAACAAGATGTTTACAAGGACATTAGTCACAGCGGAGGTATCTGTAGAAAGAGTCTACAAAGACAAGGAGACAGGCGAAATCAAGAAAGATTGCTTTGACGAAAAACTGCCAAATTGCAGGACTAGAGACAAAGCGGAAATCTTGATTGAAAAGCAGTACAAAGGAGATATTGTTTCTATTTTAGATATCAAATTTAAACTGGAAAAACGCGCAATGACGGACGAGCAGTTTTTACTTAATTCAGATGTCAAGAGCGAAAAAATTGTTACCGAAGCCGAGTTGCAGGAAATGAAAAAGGAAGATTAAAAGGAAAAACAGGAGGTAAATGACATGGTAGAAATTAAAGAAATGAGCAGAGAGTTTACAAAGGTAGAAAAATATCTAATGACCACAGCACCCGACATTGAGCCATTAAAAAATATTGATGACGGGCAGTCTATCGAGGTTGACGGCTTTATCATTTTTAATGACATCAAAGACAACGGAGACGTGCAGGAGATTGTGAGTATTATCACACCCGATAAGAAAGTTTATTCGGGACAGTCCGCAACCTTTAAACAGTCTTTGAAAGATATTGAAAGTGTTATGGACGGTGAAAAATTTTCTATCATTAAAATTAGTGGAAAGACAAAAGCAGGGCGCGATTATATCAATTGCACCTTAGATGTATCAAATTTATAAAATGATGCCGTGAGAATATCATTTTAATTCTCTTCTTCTCAAGGGGTGGCTATATGCCACCTCTTTTATAAAATAAATGTTTCACGTGAAACATGAATGGAGGTGCTAAAATGTTTGACGATGGTTATTATCATTGCGAAAGATTATTAACTATGAAAGATAAATATGGGAATATACCCGATATTTTTATTGTAGACGGCAACAGAACAGCTGGAAAAAGTTATTCTATTAAGTGTAGACAAGTTTCCGATTTTTTAAAAGATAAATACAGGCCCGAAAATCAGTTTATCTATTTGTATAGAAATGTTGTTGATATGAAAAATTGTGCCGAGACATATTTTGGAGATATAGCGGAAAAATTTGACGGTTATGTTATGACAGAAAAAAGCTTGATGCGTGGGTCGTTAGTGCAGTTATTTATCAATGAAGAACCGTGCGGTTATTGCTTAGCTTTATCTGTGGCGAGAAAGTATAAAAAAATGCGTGGGTTATTCGTCAATATTCGTTCTGTATTTTTTGACGAATATCAAGACGAGGATAATATATATTTACCAAACGAAGTAAATAAATTACTGTCGTTACTAACTACAATCAGTTCGGGTCACGGAAAACAGCACAGAAGAGTCATGTTATATATGGCATCAAATACAGTATCTTTGCTAAATCCTTATTATAGCGTTTTTGGTATCAATAAAATGTTAAAGAGAGACACCAAATTTTTACGTGGTGATGGTTGGGTGTTCGAGCGAACTTATAATGAAAGTGCTTCAACAGCATATAAGGACAGTGCTATTGCTAGAGCTTTTCGGTGTGCTGACTATAACGAGTATGCGAGCGAGAACAAATATCTAAATGACAATGAATGCCTTATCGGAAAACCAAGTGGACAGTCTCGTTATATTTGTACGATTAAGTATAACGATAAGCTGTACAATGTCAGAAAATATGATGTATGTCTATATGTATCAACAGGTGCGGACGATAGTTTTCCGACACGAATATGCTTTACAAAAACTGATGTCATAGACAATACGACTATCCGTGTCAATTCAACACATTATATCGTTACGATGCTACGGGAATATTTTAATAGAGGGTTGCTTCTATTTGAAAATTTGGAATGTAAGAACATGATATTTGATGTCATATCATTTTAATGTTTCACGTGAAATATTGACAGTTTTAATGATATATGTTATTATAATGCTGTACCCAAAATAATACAATCATTGTAATTGATATACACGCACATAGACAAGTAGTCTGATATCAATTTTTGGTGTTGCGTTCCCTTTGCATTGATTATTTTGTAACGTACATATGTTTCACGTGATAATGTTTCACGTGAAACATTTTTTATTTACAAATAATTCTATCTGTGCTATGATAGAAAAAAGGAGGTGATATCATGGCACAGGAAATCATGACAGCTATTAACACGTTGGGACTGCCTACAGTTGTAGCAATTGCGTCTATGTGGTATGTGAAATATCGTGAAGATAAGAATGATGCACGCATGGATAAACTAAACGAGTCACACAAACAAGAAATGTCAGATATTACAGAAGCAGTTAACAATAACACACTTGCATTACAGCGTATTTGTGACACATTTGAACAGAAAAAGGAGGATTAAAAAATGAGTGTAAAAAAAGCAGTTGACATCTCGCATCATAACGGAGTAATTGATTTTGAAAAAGTAAAAAATGCTGTGGACTATGTAATCATTCGTTGCGGTTATGGACAAGATATGGCATCACAAGACGATAAACAATGGAATAGAAATGTGAGTGAATGTGAGCGGTTGGGCATTCCATACGGTGTCTATTTCTATTCTTATGCAAAAACAACAGCTAGAATTGAGGGTGAAATTAATCACTGCCTTAGATTATTACAAGGTCATACCCCTAATCTGCCTGTATTTTTCGACAGTGAAGAACCGGGAACGCAAAGAGTAGCGAAGCATAACGCAAAGCGGTTCTGTGATGCTATGCTGACACACGGTTATAAAGCCGGTATTTATGCCAGCAAATCATGGTATGAGAATTATATAGGTGAGACATGGGGATATGACCTGTGGATTGCTAGGTATGCGAATGCGTTAGGTGTAGACAATGTAGACATTTGGCAGTATTCCAGTAATGGAACGGTAAACGGTATTAATGGGGGATGTGATGTGAACCATGTGTATAAAGACTATGGAGCTTCAAATCTTGTACCCGATGTTCCACAGAGTCCACCAACGCAAACAGATTCAAGAAACGAACTAATTGCCACGGGACAACAGCACGCTATTAATTTTACAGGGGTTCAAATTGCAGTTGACGGCATTGTTGGAAGAAACACCAAAAGAATGGCGGTGCGTGTAGTGCAACATGCCATGAACATGGATTACGGGCGCACAATAGCAGAGGACGGACTTGTTGGTAAAAAGACAAAAGCGAAAGCCGGACGGCATTATGTAAAGCGTGGAGAAACACAGTACTTAGTCACAGCGCTTGAAATCTTATGCTTATTACAGGGAAAAGACCCGAACGGGGTGGAACACCCGGGAACATTTGGCGGAGGACTGGCACGAGCGTGTGGTGTTGAAATCGTTTATGCGAAAGATATGTTATACATAATTTAATGATTATTCACGTGGAACAAAAATGTTTCACGTGAAACATTTTAAGGGGGGTCAGTAAAAAATGCCAAATATCAATGTAGCGTATCAATGGGCGGTTAATGCGTGCAATGCACCTAATATTGGCTATTCTCAACAATACAGAAGAGGTCAGACTGTGAATGGCATTACTTATTATGACTGTAGCTCTTTTATATCTAAGGCACTCACAGAGGCTGGTTTTTTCTCAGTGAACCCTTGGTTCACAACAAGAACAGAAGAGGGCTATCTATTACAAGCTGGGTTCAGAGAAATTAACATTAATGAAGCGTGGCAAGCTGGTGACGTGGTATGGCGTAGTGGTCACACAGAAATGGTGTATCAAGGCGCAGGCGTAGGAAATGGCGGGACTACCATGGGCGCACATAGTGGGCGTTATCCATTACCCGACCAAGTAAGTATTAATAATCATGTATCGAAGCCATCCGCATGGACAAAGATATATCGTTATGGAGATAGTGCTGGAATGCCCCTTGAGTGGATACACGGAAATCGTTATTTGACAGACGATGAAATGAAAAATAATGCTTATGTATTCTATAGCACGATGTTCTTTAAAGATTTTACCTTGAATGCAATAGCTGGAATGTTGGGAAATATGGAGATAGAGTCTAATATCAACCCAGAGCTATGGCAGTCACTAAAAGAGGGAAATTATAATGGGGGTTATGGATTAGTTCAGTGGACACCAGCAACAGTCTACACGGACTGGGCAAATGCTCACGGATATGATATTACAGACGGTTATTATCAATGCGTTTGGCTTGATGAAGAAACAGTAAGTAGCGGACAGTGGATTGAGACTACAAAATATCCGATATCGTGGGAAGAGTTTCGTAAGTCTACGAAAGAACCAGATTATCTAGCGTCTGTATTTTTAAAGAATTTTGAACGCGCAGGAGTGGAAAAAGAAGAAGAGCGTAAAAAGAACGCGCTAAAATGGTACGCATATTTACAAACATTATCCCCATATCCAATCCACCCACATTCAAGAAAAAGAAAAATGCCACTTTACTTTTTCTTTCCGTGGTGATATAATAGAAATTGTAAAAGGGTAACACTAAACATAAGGAGGTAAATATTGTATGGATTTTGAAGAAGCATTAAGCGAATTAATTGACGCTATAGCAGACGTGGAAGAGCATGGCGACGCAATCGAGGCGCTACAGAATTATGAGGGAGAAAGAAGCGGAGAAACAGACAGCGAATGGGAAGAAAAGTATAAAAAGTTAGAGAGCGAGTACAAAAAGCGCTTTAAGGAAAAAATGGCAGAGGGTACGACTCGTGCAGATGATAAAGGCGAGTCAAAAGACGAAACAGAAGAAATTACCGTGGAAGATTTAGACTTTAATGGTAAAACAGAATAAGGAGGTTTTAACAAATGGCAGATGCAACTAATAAAAACATTTTAAAAGCAGTCAAACAGGAGCTTTCTTTTGAAGTTCAGAACCACTTGCCAGTGGAAGTTTCAGACAATTTACAGACTGTCTATGATAATATTCTGAATTTTGCTCCTGTTCGAAATGAAATTGTACCGTCATTAATTAATCGTATCGGTATGCAGACCGTGGACAGCATCGCATGGAGAAATCCGTTAGCTAGATTTAAAAAAGAGCCTATGCGTTATGGTGAGACGCATGAAGAAACATATGTGAATATGTGCAAAGGTCGTGTATATGATTCACAGGCTGACTTCAAATTTGCATTTCAGCAGTACCAGTCTTACATCATGAGCGTGTTCCATAATGTCAATCTTGAGATTCAGTACCCAGTTACAGTCACATATGACAATCTGAGAAAAGCTTTCACGAGTGAGTATGGAATTCGAGACATGATAATGGCAAAAATGGAGAGTGCTATCACAGGGGCGAACTGGGACGAATATCTCGCTATGCGTGATTTGATTAATGTCGGGTATGAAAAAGAGGTGCTTCCAGCAGTGACCGTTGACGCGATTGTTGATGAAGCATCAGCGAAAAAATTATTGATTGAGGTCAAAAGAGCAGTCGGGGATTTTGGTTTCCCATTGCCAGAAAATAACCCAGCTGGTGCAACGTCCCATGCTATGCCAGCAAATCTGATTTGGATTACTACGCCCGAAGTCAATGCTCAGATTAGCGTTGACGCTTTAGCTTACGCATTTCACATGGACAAAGCAGACGTGGCGGTTCAGACAGTCATTGTAGACAAATTTGCGAATAGCGCAATCCAAGGCGTTCTTTGTGATGTTCGATTCTTTAACGTCCGCGACCAGTTCAAGGAAATGAGCGACCAGCGACTCGCAAATGTCTTATCATGGAACTACTTCTATACACAGGTGGAAATGGTAAGCGCAAGCCCGTTCTATCCGATTCGAGTCTTTACAACCGACAAAGTTGTTGAAGCGCCGACCCTTAGTGTGACAGCTGGAACTTATACAGCTGGGCAGACACAAGAAGTAGAGGTAACTGTAACAGGTGGAACAGGTGCATACCATCAGAATTTAGTAACGCTTGAAGTCGACAGCGGTGCTACTTCTGCCAAGACTTATGTCATTCCCGGCACATATCTTTTACACACAGGCGCGGACGAGACAGGAACTATCGTATTGAAAGCTGTTTACAGACCGGACGAGACTATCACAAAAACAGCAAGTTTCACAAAAGCGTCATAATTAACGGAGGTATTTATCTATGATAAATTTACCAACACAGGGAGGGGTCGCGCCACGCGACCCCGAAACAAAATTAAGATTATACAGTGGTGTACCATGGTCGGACGAATACGAGCATGTCAGACTATACAATTCAAAAGCAGACTTGCTAGAACATCTCGAAAAATGGAGAGTCAACTTTAATGGGGTTGATTTATCGCATTTAGCTCCTATTCGCGTAGGAAATTTAGATGTAAAAATTCCTTACACCGAAATGGAATGCTTAGAGTTAAACTATTTAGCGTTTCAAAATACAGGTCTTTCAAGTGAATGGATTTTTTGCTTTATAAATTCAATCGAATGGCTATCAGAAAAAACAACTAGAATTAACTTTTCTTTAGATGTTTTTCAGAATAATTTCTATAGTGCAAATATCAAGCCTTGCTTTGTAGAATATCATCATATACCACGAAGTGCTGACTCTATCGGATCAAATTTAATTCCTGTGAATTTAGAGACAGGCGAAACGATTGTTTCACGACACAAAAAATTAGACTTGACACCAACAGAGTGTTGCGCTTTTGTAACACGAGGAACAACTGAACAAAGTTGGTTTGAGGGTCGGGTAGAAAACGGGGTGTACTGTTGGGGCAGTATCGGACATTATGATGTAACTACAGAAGATGGACTAAAAGGGATTAACACGTTATTAGAAGATTATAACAACCAAGGCGCGCAAGATGCAGTAATAGGATTATTTATGTCGCCAAAATTATGCACGCTTGCATTAGGTGGAAAAGAGATAAAACCTAAAATTACATCTATGCAGATATCCGACAATGTTTTCGAGGGATATAAGCCGAAAAATAAAAAGTTATACTCTTATCCATGGTTATTTTGTCTCGCTGATAACAACCAAGGTAATACACATATCTATCGATATGAGTACAGTTACAATCGCGATAAATCTCTTGAATTTGACAGCTACGGTACAATCGCAACATTACCGCAAGTTCTAACAGCACCTAAAAATTATAAAACACGTGAAGAATTAGGGCATGGACTAATGAGCGAAGCGCTCATTAACTCTTCTTTTCCAATGTGTTCTTTTTCTTCTGACACTTACCGCGCGTGGTTAGCGCAAAACAAAAGTTCTATCGCTCTATCTCAAGTTCATACGGCTGTCGATGCTACCATAGGAACAGGCACAGCTATTGCTGGATTGGCTGGAGGAAGTCTACAAGGAGGACTTAACGGGTTGGGTAAAACAACCAGCGCTTTTTGGGACGCTCTTGGAATGTTAGCAAATCAAACAGACAGAGCGAGAAATGCGGGAGTGACGCATGGAAAAGCATTGTCAGAAAATGTTCTGACAGGTATCAAGGAGTGTGGTGTTGATTTCTATGAAATGTCATGTAAAAGACAATTTGCAGAAATGGCAGACAGCTTTTTCGAGCAGTTTGGCTACCCAATTAATAAAATCGCTACCCCTTATTTGCACTCAAGAGCCTATTGGAACTATGTGAAAACTTCTCATTGCGGATTTACGGGAGACATTGACTTAGACCAGTTGAAAAAACTACGAAATATATTTGATAACGGCGTGACTTTGTGGCATACTGACGATGTAGGGAATTATGGGTTATTGAACGATTAAAAGGAGGTGCGTATAAATGAGAAATCCATTGCGAATTTTTGAACGAAATGTCAATAAAAATAAAAAAGATGATTTTGAAACAATTAAATCTATATTTTTTTATGATATATTTGATATATTTGTAAACAGGTACAAATGGAATGATTTACCCGAAGAAATTCTACCAATGTATATCGAGCAAACGCTCTTTTGGCATGGTTTGGGTGTATTCATCAAAGACAAGATTGGTGGGTATGCGTTCATGAAAGTTTCATTATCGGGGTTACCCGATATCTATAACATTCCTCAAGATAGAATTGCATATACAGCGAATGGATATATCGAAGAATACGGCAAGGAAAACAGTTGTATCTTATGGAATAATTACTCGACTATGCCATATTACTATAAGGCTTTAATGTATGCAGATGCTATGGCGAATACGTGGAAAACAAAAGGCATTAATATGTATGCACAACGTACACCTGTCGCACTTTCTTCTTCAGACAATGAAAAAATGAGCTTTGAAATAGTAGGAGAGATGTACAATAATTATTTACCTGTATTAAAAGTTTCCGACTCATTAAACTTGAAAGACATCAAAGCTTTGAACATGGGTGCGCCTTACATCGTGGACAAATGTGAACAGGAGTTAAGGGATTTATGGTCACAGGTATTAACATCTTTAGGCTATGAAAGCAACCCTGTAGAGAAAGGTGAGCGCCTTGTCACTGGCGAAACCGCTGGAAACAACGGACAGATTGAAGCTAATAGAAATGTTGGGCTGACATTACGGAGAAGATGTGCAAAAGCTATTAATGAGTTATGGGATCTGAATGTGACAGTTGACTTTAACAGTGAACTGCCTACCATGGTGAACGGATATGTCCCTGACAAGTATATGCAAAAAGGAAAGGATGGTGACGAGATTGAGTAAATACACTACAACTATAAAAGATATTTGTGAAAGCTTTATCCCGTCCCAAGAACTATGGAGTATGGATTTATCTGTTCAACGAATTATCGACAAAACACAGGGAAATTTTTTTGATTTTGATTTCCCGTTTTATTCAGAGGATATAAAAGACCTGTATACTTTTAAAACATATTTTTTACTTAGGTATTGGAATAATTATATAGGCTTTGAGACTTTAGGAATGTGGAAAACCGCTTTTCTAGCAAAAATGTATGAATTAACACCGTATTATACAAAACTGTATGATGCAATACAAAAAGATAACCCTTTTACAAATATAAATGTAACAATCACAGAAGCAGAAAAAGGAAGTGAAAAAACAACAACTAAAACAACAGATGCAGGACAAAGCGAGGTAAAAAACAGCCAAAACTATGAAAATATTGACAGTGACAACCCACAAGTTACCGTAGCAATACAAGACTATGCAAGCGCTATGAGTAGGGGCGAGACTATCAATAATAACACAACTACAGCAAACAATAACCACGAAGGAAATGACAACAAAGACAGCAAAAGAGACAGAGACACGAAAGAGATAGGATTAAGAGGAAAATCAACAAGTGAAGCAATTGAAGAATATCGCGAGCAAATACAAAATATCAATAGAGAGCTTGTAGAAGCTTGCCGAGATTTGTTTTTACAAGTTTGGTGATAAGGAGGTGAACTGTATGTCAGAAGAGTTAAAACCTGTAGTTCCTTTACTTTGTTGTGATATCCCTAGCGTATACAGCAACAAACAGAGTTATTATGAGTGCTTGTGTTATATAGGCTATAAAGTCAATGAATGTATTGACGCAATCAATGGGTTCACAGACGCATATAAGCAGTATACAGATGAAAAAGTGGCAGAGTTAAAAACCTACGTTGACGGTCTTAATAATGACATTTATAATCATATCGCAGAAGTCGAAAAAAATATCCGTAATGATATGAATAAAAAAGACGCTGAGTTAGATAAAAAAATTGATGATGTACAAAACAATTTAATAGAACGAATAAACAAGTTAAACGTTCTTATCTATCAGTTAAACAGTGAAACAAGAGATTATATTGACACGTCTATTACAAAATTATATGATTATATTAATAATTATGTACCTAGTAATATGCAAGTGTTAAACCCTGTCAAGGGTTATTATACGAGCCTTAATCAAGCGCTAGGTGATATGTATGACAATTTAAGATACAACGCTCTAACGTGCAATGAATTTGATGCGTTAAATTTAACTTGTACAGAACTCGATAACTTATTACTTAGTTGCACAGAATTTGACTTATATGGAGCGAAAAGATTTCGCGTTGATAGCAACTTGTATATGTATAGTCCTTTTACTGGTAAGTATGTATTTTATCAAGATGTAATCAATCAGCTTGCGGAGTTACACTTTAATAACCCAATCACAGCGAGCGAATTTGACGCTTTATTATTAACCGTGACAGCGTTTGAAGCTAAAGCGTTAAGCGCTTACACATTTGACAGTAACGCAAAAACAGCGTTAAAATTATAATTAAGGAGGAATAAAAAATGAGTTCAACAAACAAAACAACTTATTACAAATTAAGCCAGTACATTGGGACAGACAAGCCGACATATTTAGGAGATTATAGCTCAGATATGTCTAAAATTGATGCTGGAATTCACAAAGTACAAGAAACAGCAACAACGGCTAATCAGACGGCAGGAAGCGCAGAAGCTAAAGTCACAGCTTTATCTCCTAGTGTTGAAGCATTGCAGAACGATATGGCTGGCGTAAAAGCTTCTGTACAGAGTTTAACGGTTGACAATGCACAGAATAAAAAAGACTTAGGTACTTTAAAAGAAGATGTTTCAAGCGTAAAAACAACAGCTAACGGTGCACAGTCTGAGGTTACAAATCTTAACGCTGATATCGAAAGAACTTTAAAAGATACAGTAACGCCCGTTAGTGGCTTGAGAGGAACAGTTAATGCCGTTTACAATGCAAAAATGAGTTTGATTAGCATTAACGGACATTTGACTGTGTCCGGTCCGACAACAGTCGGAACAAATATCAGCATTGGAAAGTTACCGTCTAGCATTCCAGCGCCTGGCTCTAATAAAACGTTCTATTTTGTTGCAGGCT